TACAGTCCGTTTGCAGTTCTTAAAAACTATTCATTCAGACCTACAGTAGTAAGTGATTTAAAGAAAGCAGTACAAGAATCTACAACCAAGGATATAGAAAATACTGAAAGAGAGATATACATAGAGCCTACTTACGAAGAGGTTGTACAATTCTTTAAAGAATGCAGAGAAGAAAACAGTGAGGACAATCCTTTATCATTTGATATTGAGACAGCAAGTGGTGAGATAACTTGTATAGGATTTGCACCATCACCTAAACGATCAATGGTTGTACCATTCAGAGACATTACAAAAAAGTCTCAAGCATTCTACGATTACACTACAGAGATAACTATCTGGAAAGAGATAGCTAGCTTATTACAAGATGAAAAGATAACTAAGGTAGCACAGAATCAAACTTATGATGTGTCTTGGTTGAGTTATAAATACGGAATAGATGTAGCAGGAACTGTACATGACACCATGCATGCACAACATTCTCTCCAGCCAGAAATGGAAAAAGGATTAGGGTTCTTGGGATCTATCTACACTAATGAGGGAGCATGGAAAAACCTTACAAGTTTTTCTAAGAGTACCAAAGCAGAGGAATAAACTTTTATGAAACGTCCCCAATACTTTGCGGCAAAGCCGTTAGAGGAAGAGTACATTCCAATAGAGAATGAAGTAGTATTGTGGCGCTCAGTACTTGATCAAGCTATGCAAGATATAGCATACACTGGTAGAGACAAAGAGTATATAAAGTTTAGAGAAGACGCAATCGAGTGGTTGTTTAATGATGAAGAAGATTTTGAATTAATATGTGACTTTGCTATGTTAGATGCAAAGAAATCGAGAGAAGAATTTTTTTATATAATGGGGGTATCAAATGACAAGCGTAAAAGAAATGACTGAACTAGTTAAAAAGATAAGAGCAAAAAGAAATGAAGACCCAGTAAACTTTCCGTCTCATTACAACAAGGGAGACATAGGTTGCATTGATGCAATTAAGGCTTGTCAAGGAGATGGATTTAAATATTACTTACAAGGATCAGCCATGAAATACTTATGGCGTTATGAACACAAGAAGAAACCAATACAAGATTTAGAAAAAGCTAAATGGTTTATTAACAAACTTATTGAAACCACACAGGAGAGGGATGATGAGGATAATCAAGAACACGGAGATAGCAACTCAAGAGTTAAATAAGGAACAAACTCTTTGGGTATATTGCGGACTAGACTGCTCACTCACTAGTGAGATATGGTCAAAGCTATCAAAAGAATTAGACGATACAACTAAGAATACATATCAGTTCGAACTTAACAGTTTAAAGCCTGCACTCAGTATGATGTTGCGTGGACTAAAGGTTGATGAGATGAAGGCAGGAGTAATCCGCGCCCCCCTTGTCAAGAATAGAGTTATGGTTGAGCGCATGTTAAACTTATTTGCTAATGCAGTATGGGATAAAGATCTTAATCATAATAGTCCTGTACAATTAAAAAGTTTTTTATATGAGTGGCTTAACTTACCACCAGTAATTGCATACACTAAAGGTAAACAAAAAGTATCAACAGATAAGGAAGCACTAGAACATTTGCGTAAAGAATATCCACGTGCTCGTCCTTTCTGTAATGCTATCTTATCCTTAAGAGATATAGACAAACAATTAAATATTTTAAACTGTGATCGAGATGATGATGGCAGGTTGCGTACATCATTTAAAGTTGCAGGCACAGAGACAGGTAGATGGGCAAGTTCAGAAAGTCCTTGGGGTACAGGAACTAATCTACAGAATATTACAAAAGATATGCGCGAAATATTTGTACCCGATGAAGGCAATGTATTATTTTATGCTGACTTAGAACAGGCGGAGTCTAGGGTTACAGCTTACGTTGCTGGAGATGAGGGATACATTAATGCGTGTGAAGGTGAGGACTTACATACCCAAGTAGTTAAAATGGTATGGCCTAACATGGGTTGGTCTTCTGATCTTGCACAGAACAGAGAGCTAGCAGATCGTCCTTATATTGGACACTTTAGCTACAGAGATATGTGTAAGCGGGCAGGTCATGGAACTAACTATGGTCTATCAGCTACATCTTTAGGTAGACATTTAAAGATAAAGATCTCACACGCAACGAGGTTTCAATTACTTTACTATGGTGGAGTGATTGCGTTGTCATCACTGGAGAGATGGCACAAACAAGATAAGGAAGGTGGTTTCCAAGAACTAATTGATGGGGGCACGATTATAGGGACTGGCCCATCTTCCTTAGTCAGAATACAAGGAGCGTTTCCAGGCATACGTAAGTGGCATGATGAGACTGCGAAGCAGTTGCAATTAGAGGGCACACTTACAACTCCATTAGGTAGACGTAGACAATTTTGGGGCAGACTAGATGATGCCACAACATTACGTAAAGCTATTGCGTATGTACCACAGTCTACCATTGGGGATTTATTAAACATAGGATTGTATCGTGTGTGGAATGAATTAAAAGATGAAGGTGTTGAAGTACTAGGACAAGTACATGATGCTATTTTGGGGCAGTTTCCTATTGGCACAGAAGCTGATATCATTCCTAAGATATTAGAGCGCATGAAAAATCCCATGCAAGTAGGCGGCAGAGAAATGATAATTCCTTCTGATTGTGAGACAGGTCTCGATTGGAAGAACATGAAGAAATGGAAACCACATGAGTAGAAATTATACAGACTTTATACAAGCATCAGCAGATGCTATCAAAGGCAGTCCAATACCTAAACCTTTTGCACAGTGGAGTGCATTGAGTGCTGTAGCTGGAGCCATGGGTAGACGTGTGTGGTACTCAATGGCTAACTATGATATTAGATCTAACAACTTTATAGTTTTAATTGCACCACCTGGTAGAAACAAATCAGTAAGTTTGATTTTACCATTCACAAAAGTATTCAGCAGATTAACTACACCAGTAGGTACTACTGAAGATGACCAGAACTTTAACTCTGGATTAGATCAGTATGGCTTACGTAATTATCCTTTGTATGTAGTACAAGATAGAATCACACCAGAAAAATTAGCAGTAGACATGACTAAGATTACTAGATTGGATCTGCGTCTATCTACTCCTGCAATGGATGAGTTCTATGATTCATCTGTGACTTTAGTAACATCAGAGTTTGGTACATTCATGGGCAGACATGAAAGATATCTACAAATGTTTATGACAGATATGTGGGATTCTAAGGCTGAGTACAGCCACAAGACTAAGACATCTGGCGAATACATAATCAAAGGGCCTTGTCTTAATTGGCTAGCTTGTGCTACACCAGAACAATTTGTAGATAATTTACCAGAAGATGCACGATCTCAAGGATTATTATCTCGTATGTTGCCTATCTATTATGATGGTGATCGCATACCTCAATCATTAGTGCAAGAAAGAGTTAGCGACAATACAGTTAATAATTTGCGTGAGGATTTAGCGGACATAGCTAAGATGTATGGGCCTATGACTTTTGATGAAGATGCATTTAAGATTGTTGATGAAGACATCAAGGCTGGCATACCACCAGAGCCTACTGATAATCATCTATCAGAGTATGTGCAACGTAGAGTATCTCACTTCATTAAAATTGCTATTGCAGTATCTGCTTCACGTAGAAGCACTCGTAAGATTATGTTAGAAGACTGGGAGTTTACAAAAGAATTATTATTTGCGGCAGAAAAACAAATGCCTAAAGCTTTAGAAGGTTTTGGTATGGGAAGAACAGGTCGTATTGCACATGATATGGTAACGTGGTTACATGGTACACTATTTAATAATGGCAGAAGTCATATGCTTTTGAAATTATTTAAAAGAGAATTGCTACGAAAGATTCCAAATCCTGGTGAGTTAGAACAAACCATTAAGGCTATGGAAGATTCTGGTTATATAAAAGTCGAAGGGAATGTGGTTTTTCCATGTCGAAAAGACGCTTAGTAATCAGTAAGTTGCGATGGGCGAAAGCTCTCGATGAACGTCCTGTGTTCATACCCTCTCCAAGGTTAACAGGCGTGAAGAGAGCTGGCGTACTTTATGAAAACAGAGTAGCTAACTATATGAAAGCTATCTATGGTGCGGAGAATGTATTGCATGGGCAATGGTATCAGTATGAAGACAGAAGGGGAGTAGGTTACTGCCAATCTGACATATTAATTTTACCACATGGAGATGTAAAGGATTTGATTATATTAGAATGTAAATTAAAATCTAGAAAAGTAGCAGAGGTACAGCTTCGTTATTTATATAGACCCATAGTACAACACCTATATCCAGATACTAATATAATAATGGTACAAGTATGTAAGTTTTTAAACCCTAAAACAAAAGGAGTTATTATAGATGAGCTAGATGACATCTATAAGCAAGACTTATCTACATTATATTTAAGGACATTTGCATAATGTTGTGGACAGATCTTCACCAATATGTTATAATGTACTTTCATCACATTAATACAATCTAACTAGAGGAACTCTAATGACCAATAATTATCTGCCTACTGAATACCAACAATTTATACATACCTCTAGGTATGCACGTTTTATAGATGATGAAAAGAGAAGAGAGTCGTGGCCAGAAACTGTTACTCGTTATGTAGATTTTGTAGCAGATAACTTAGACAATAACTTTAAGTATAAATTAAATTCTAAAATAAAATCAGAACTAACTAACTCCATATTATCATTACAAGTCATGCCGTCAATGAGAGCATTGATGACTGCTGGGCCTGCATTAGATAGAGACCACACTGCTGGATATAATTGTAGTTACATTCCAATAGATCATGTTAGATCTTTTGATGAAGTTATGTATATTCTTTTATGTGGTACAGGTGTAGGCTTTTCAGTAGAGCGTAGCAACATAGAGAAGTTGCCCACTATTGCAGAAGAGTTTGAAGAGAGTGATACAATAATTGTAGTACAAGATAGTAAAGCAGGTTGGGCAAGATCGTTTAGAGAACTGATTGCTATGTTATACTCTGGACAAATTCCAAAGATAGATGTATCTCGTGTACGTCCTGCTGGTTCTAGACTAAAAACTTTCGGAGGTAGAGCTAGTGGTCCTCAACCTTTAATAAATTTATTTGAGTTTACAATTAAAACATTTAAGAATGCAATAGGTAGAAGACTTAACTCTTTAGAATGTCATGATGTTGTTTGTAAAGTAGGTGAGGTTGTAGTAGTAGGGGGCGTAAGAAGATCTGCTTTGATATCTCTTAGTAACTTACAAGATGACAGAATGCGCGGAGCTAAGACTGGTCAATGGTGGATAGATGAAGGCCAACGTGCCCTCTCTAATAACTCAGCGGCCTATACTTCTAAGCCAGATATGTCAGTGTTTATTAATGAGTGGAAGAGTTTATATGATTCTAAGTCTGGTGAGCGGGGCATTTTTAATAGGCAAGCCGCCAAAAATAAAGCATCTGAAAATGGTAGAAGAGATATTGAATGGGACTTTGGTACTAACCCTTGCTCAGAAATTATATTACGACCATATCAATTCTGTAATCTTACAGAGGTAGTTATCCGTGCAACTGATAGTGAGAAAGATCTCTTAGCTAAAGTAAGAGCCGCAACTATTCTTGGCACATTTCAATCTACTTTTACTGACTTTAAATATTTACGTAAACAATGGATACAGAATACAGAAGAAGAAAGATTGTTAGGTGTATCACTAACAGGTATTATGGACAATCAACTTACTAGTAATCCTAAGAAAGAATTCTTGATGCGTCTACGCAAAGAAGCAGTTGATACTAATAAAGAGTTTGCTAAGAAGTTAGGCATACCACAATCAACAGCTATCACTTGTGTTAAACCATCTGGTACTGTTAGTCAATTAGTTGATAGTGCTTCTGGTATTCATAGCAGACACAGTCAATACTATATACGTACAGTACGTGGTGATAAGAAAGATCCTTTAACAACCTTAATGATTGAGAAAGGTATGCCACATGAACCAGATATAACTAAACCAGATTCAGTAGTTGTGTTTTCTTTTCCTATGAAAGCACCAGATGGTTGCATAACTAGAAATGATTTAACAGCTATCGATCAATTAGAAACGTGGCTAATGTATCAAAGATATTGGTGTGAACACAAACCTTCGTGCACAGTATCAGTGAGAGAACATGAGTGGTTAGATGTAGGCGCTTGGGTATACAAATATTTTGATGAGATATCTGGTGTTAGTTTCTTGCCACATTCTGAACACGTTTATCAACAAGCACCATACCAAGATATTAATAGAGAGGAATATCTTGAAGCAATTAAATTGATGCCACAAAATATAGATTGGTCAGAACTAAGTAACTATGAAGAGGAAGACAATACAACGGGATCACAGGAGTTAGCCTGCAGTTCTGGAGTATGTGAAATAGTTGATATATCGTCAAATTAACCCTTGACTTAACGCCCCTCCTAGTGTATAATATGCAATTAGGGGGGCACAAGGGGCGAATTGAAATGTAATAATTTTGGTTTGCCCCTAGCTTTTACAGGAGAACATATGAAGTACCACCCGAACTACCCATCATCAAGTAAGCCGCCAGAAAAAGTGGATCAAGAAACATTGGACAAATGGAAGAAGGATAAAACAGAAGCTATGTCTGTTGCTTACAGATTGTCACGCAGGCTAGGACAAAGAGACAAAGATCACGCACTACATTATAGAACTTACTTAGATGCGAAGAGCGATCTAGCTGAGATAAGACGTTACGAAAGAACTGGAGAATGGTCTGGTGTGTTTATACCATCCGACCCTCCACAAGAAATGGTATACAGAGTTATAGCACCTGCGTATCATGAAGACGGAACTTTAAAGAGTGCACCAGAAGGTGCGGTTGTAGATTGTTTCGACAGAATAGTAAATGATTCTGATGCTAAAAAATAATATAGGAGAACATATATGATAGACAAAATACAAGAAGCAGTTAATGCAGTAGTGCTAGCCAAAGGTAATAAAGCAGAAGCGGCAAAGAACTTAGGCATACCACGTACTACATTATTAGGCAGATTAGATACAGCAGAACGAGAAGGTATTGCACCAAATGTAAATGCCCCCGATACTGCGGCGGCCTTAGTAGAGCAAAAGATTCTATATGATATGCAAATATCAGAGCTAAAGAAACAAGTAAAAGAACTGGCTTTAGATAATATTACAGCAGAACAAATAAGAAAGACAGTATTTAAACTACACAATCGTAATGCCAAACCACCTAAGTGGTTAAAGAAAAGTTCTCCAGCACACGGAGCACCTGGTGTACCTACATTATTCTTATCTGATTTACATTGGGGTGAGGTAGTTAATCCAGATGAGGTTAACAATTTAAACTCATACGATAGAGCTATAGCTAAGGCTAGACTTAAATCTACTATAGAATCTACTATAGATTTATGTACTAATCACATGGTTAATCCTAAGTATCCTGGCATTGTTCTATGTTTAGGTGGAGACATGATATCTGGACACATACATGAAGAGCTTGCAGAAACAAATGATGGTACTAACATTGAGCACGTATTGGAATTGTTTGATCATCTAACATGGGCAATCAATTCATTAGCTGATACTTTTGGTAGAGTATTTGTACCTTGTGCCTTTGGTAATCACGGCAGAATGTTTAGACAATATAGGCACAAACAAGCAGCGGCTACTAGCTTTGACTGGATGTTATATACTATGCTTGAAAAACATTACACTAATGCTAAAGACAATAGAGTACAATTTCAAATACCTTTTGGCTTTGATGCTTACTACAAAATATATGATGTTAATTATTTATTAACACATGGTGATAGGCTTGGAGTTAAGGGGGGCAGTGGAGTAGTTGGCATGTTAGGACCGATTGCTAGAGGAGTTGCTAAGGTAAAGAACGAATATGCTACACACAAGAAGCCGATTGATTATGTTATCATGGGACATTGGCATCAGTATTTATCTTTAAAAGGTATCATCGTTAATGGATCTCTTAAAGGTTATGATGAGTATGCAATGAGTAACAGGTTTTCTTTTGAAGAGCCACGCCAAGCCTTATGGTTTACACACCCTAAGTATGGTATAACTTTCCAATTACCTGTAATTTCTGAACAAACACTAGCAAAAAAGCCAAAATCTGAGTGGGTACAATGGAACTAATACCTTGTAAGTGCCCCTTTTATTTGGTATAATAGGAGACTTTATGAAAGACAACAAACAGACAGAAATAAAAAAAGGGTTTGATATTCCCTATCCAGAGTTTGATGCACCATCTGTAACAATAGGTGGCGATGCAGTAAGACTACCGGAAACAGTAAAGAAACCCAAAGACAACTGGGACAGTTCATACAATGATGATTAGGGATAAATAATATGAGTCAATGTAAAAATTGTCAACACGGTTGTCATTGCTCGAACGGCTCAAGCTGTTCTAGTTGTGGCTGTCATAATTGTCAACATGAAGATAAAGAAGAATCTTTAACTGATAGTTGGAAAAAGATTTAACTAAGCAAGGACTAATCAACAATCAATGTCAAAAGAAAAAAGTATAAGTTTTGCAGAATTAGCAAAGATGCTTAACAATAAAACTATTGGCGTTGTTAAAAAGAAAAGGAAAGCAAATGGAAAAAATAAATCTAATTAAAGACTGGTTTAATGGTCTTGATAAGAAAGTTAAAATTATAATTGCAGTAGGTATTGTGGTTATTATAGGAATCATTATTAACTAATGGGCATTCCATTCGAAATGATTACCATGCTTGGCTCCACTGTTCTCGGTGGAGTCATGAGCATATGGTCACAGAAAATCAAAGCTAAAGAATCAGAACAAAAACTTCTTATAGAAAGAAATGCTGTTCAACAAGAAGGTTTTAAATCGGCGAGAGAGTATGAGAACACAGGGTTTCAATGGACAAGACGTATTATTGCTTTGACTGCAATCTTTTCTATTGTTGTATTACCTAAACTTATTCCTATATTTGCACCAGAAGTACAAATAATAGTAGGATATCTTGAGTTTAAACCAGGGTTTTTATTCTTTACAGAAGGTAAAGAGATAATGAAATGGGTACCAATGGCGGCACCAGGTATTGTAATAACACCACTTGATACTAATTTAGTGGCGGCAATTATTGGTCTGTACTTTGGTGGATCATTAGTAAAAAAATAGTTTTTAACAACCAACCAGGAGACTAACATGGAAGAAAAAATAACAGAAGAACAAATAGTTATGCAGGATTTACTTAATCAGCTTGCTGATAAAGACAGATCCATAGTAAACTATAGAGTTATTATTACACAGTTGAGAGCGCAACTAGCTGCACTACAAGCAGAAGATAAAGCGGTTGAAACTGTAGGAGATAAAAAGAAAAAAGAATCTAAAGATTAATTCATTGTGACACCGAACTGCTCTGTCAGTTCTTGTTTATCTTTGAATGTCTTTTTATTAGACTTAAGCGCTCTAAGATTGAAGTTAGCCTGTAGGATTCCTTCATTTCTTAGACGGCTTATATCTGGTACATAAGTATAGTTAGAGTCTACGTCATTATTAAATTTTTGTATCTCTCTCATAATTTCAAATATTTTTAACTGAGCCGCATCGCCCAACGCTTTATTGTTTGTTAGGTTGTAGCCGATATACATATCTCTAAACGCTGTTTTAATTTGTGCGTTAAATGATTTTGTTTTTCCTTGATATTTGGAATCAATTTGTTTCTCATAGTATAAAATATTTCTAGCCTTAGAAATTTTAGTAGGAGTAAATCCTATACCTTGCATTAATAAATCAAATCCATTTAAATCAGCAGTAATTAATGTGCCCCTTCTAGTGTCTACGTATCCTTGTTGTGGATATTTGTAAGCCGCACGATATGCGTTTTTAACAAATGTAGGAGCTGCTGCCATATATAAATCCATATCAGTAGCCGCATTAAGCAATCCTTGTCTGTTAATTATATCAAATATTTCTCTACCACTTTGGAAGAATACAGCACCTGGTGCTCCTAAGAATTCTTCAGCTCTTGCTCCAGTTGGCATACCAAATGCTGATAAAATAGCACGAGCTTGTCCAGAGCCTGGTACTTCTCCTAAAGATAATCTTCTTTGTACGTTTACATTACCAAAGGCTTCAATACTTCCATTCATAATAGCTTCAGTCATCTTCGGTCCAGTTAAATCTACTAATGCTTCTCGCATTACTGTACGTAAGTCTTCATCTACACCACCCATTTTTCTAGTCATTCTGTATAAGAAATCTAAGTCATCTGCTCCTGGCAATCCCATTAAACCACCAGTTAAAAATAATAATAACATAATACGTGCAAACATTTTTCTACCCATAGCTGTAGACTGTGCATTGCCTTGTCCTACTAATAATCTTCTAAGTAAACCAAACATTTGACTGATGTAAGTTTGGAATAAGAAGAATATAGAACCAGCACCTCGCATAATCATTGGTCTGTTTATTTTAGAATAATCGCCAAAGGTATCATCAATTAATATACGTGCAAAGTCTTGAGCATTAGCTATCCCACCTCTTTGTTTTTTCATTTCATTCCAAATAAAATTAGAACCAGAATACCAAGTGTCTGCATTCTGCATAGTTTTAGGGTCTTGTGCTAATCTATAAGCCGCAACATATGCAGTCAAACGTGATATAGTCTCATAAGTATTAAACGTACCACCCATTACACCTTGTTCAAGTTGTTTTATTCTACCTCTAATCCTCATATTTGTTTTGTCAGTAGGAGTTAAAGTAAATCCTGGAGCCTGTCCAGATTCATACAAAGCCTGCCCCTGTTTAATAATACCGTTAGCAATATCTTCTAAGACAGCATCTACTAATGCTTCATCTTTAAATATTTCAAGTAACCTAGATCTATCTAAATTTAAAAAGACATCACCAAATTGATTATCTGTAAATGATATTAGTCTATTAACTTCAACAAACGCACGTGATAATTGTGTTGCTGATTTTGCACTGTTAGCAAACTGAGCCAGCATAGGACCGGTGAACTGCACCATACTCATGGTCTGTAGAATACCAGAAGATAAATTGCCCCCTAAGAACCACCAGAAACCTAAACGTCTAGGTAAAGTAAACTCGTGAGAATGCATGTTGTCAACACCATACCCTTTCATTTTCTCAACAGCTTCTCTTAAGTTAGGCATTTTGTTTATGTCAGTATATTTTATAGCATCACTAAAACTATTGTTAACATCTTTTAAATATCTATTACGTGCTCCATACTCAGAGGCTATCATACCAAATTGTGATATACTTCTTAAAATATCACCATCAAATCCAGGTACACCACCTATCATTTTTCTGCCTCTTACAAACTTATCAAAGCCTACTATGTTTTGTTTACCTATTATTGTATCTAATTCACTTCTAACTTCATCATATTTTTTAGCATTTTTATCAGACAGATATTGTGCCATTGAGTCTATCATAGATAAATCTTTAGGCATTCTGCTTCTATAATCTTCACTAATTTCTTCAACTTCTGATACTGTGTATCCTTGTGATGCTGGATACTCTGCAAGTAATCTAGATCTAACTTCATTAAACTTACGAGAAGTAGTCATGCCTGTTGCTTTTTCTTCTCTCAATGGTATAGATATGTGCTCATACCTAACAACTTCTCCTGTCTCATCATCTTTAACTGTAATAGCGTGACTACCATATCTTTGTAGTGGTATATAATCAAATTGCTTTAGTTCTTCAAAGTTTCTTAACTCTTGTAATAACGCAGGTAAATTAGTAGCATCTGTACCTATCAATCCATTAATAACTTCTGAATCTTCTGACAGTGTTTCTACCATATTACTCAAATCATTAGGGTTGTTCATTGAAGCAGACATAGCTCTGTCTCTTACTAATTGAGGAGCTCTAGCTAATCCATTAATAATTGATACAAGTTGTCCGTACTGTAAATTTTCTATAACATCACCATCAAAAGTATTAGGATCAATACCTGCTTCAGTTAAAGCTTCTGGATTCATTCTAGATAAAATTTCTACTGCTTGTTTAAGTTGAGGTACAAACGTACTAGCAATGGTACCTTTCTTAACTTCATCTAGTATGCCTATGATAGCCATTTGAGAATCTTCATATACATCTGCTAGTGCTCCGTCTAATACAATAACTTCGCCTTGTAAAATTGTTATAGGATTATCTCCGCCGGTAGTTATATTTTTAGGTGATACAAAAACTATTCGCCCTTCTGCATCTTTTCTGTAACGAGCCTGTGCCCCTGCTTGTTGTGATATGATATGAGCTTTAGCTAGTATTTCTTTAGCACCTTCCATTCGATTAATAACATCAAAGTAGTTACGCATTTGTGCCGCAAACTGTGTTTGCAATGCTCTACCTTTTTGTTCTAAGCCTTGTACCGCTCTAAACAATCTAGCAATTACTGGAAACTTAGCAGCTAAACCTCTAGCGTGCATCATAAACTTAGATACTTTACCAATATCTTTTAATGATACATCAGTATCTGGTGTTGTTCCAGCTAATACTTTCTCTTCAGCTTTACCACCATCATCCATTCCTTTGTTAGCTTCTTTAGTTAACGGTCTGTTTTCTTTAGAATCTGGTTGACTTATCTTATCATCAGATGGATCCGCTTCATATGAACCCTCAGATGATGCACTATAATTAATATCAGACATATCCAGGTTAGGATTATTTTCTACAAGCAATACTTGATCTGCATCAAACACTATGTAAGAATCTAAGCTTTCAATTGCCCCTCCATCTCCGTCGTAGTCTGTACTAACTTCGTATTGATTACGGTAAACAATACCATCATAACCTTTAGCTTTGATTGCGTCTTGTAATATTTCCTGTCTCTTTCTTGATTCATTCACTCTTCTTGAACCAACAAACGAATCACCTACTGCTTGCATTTTTCTACGTATTACTCCACCTTCCGTTGGAGTAAAAATAATATCAGTTAACATTGCTGGGGCCATAATTCTACTTACGTCCATATCTAACCCATATTGTTCAGTAGGGTTATTAGCTGGTGCAGTTAATTCTTCTAATGCATATTGTGCATCCCATTGAGCTCCCATATCCGCCATACGTACAGGATTACGTATATGTAATACTGCATTTATTAAAGAAGCTGGGTCTTCAACAACTAATGGTGTCAATGCAGCTAATAAATCTTTAAGTTGTTTTTCTGCAACATTTGCTGCTGTAGTATCTCCTGCTTCTCGAGCCATTCTTGCATCATCTTCTAACTTCTCTATTTCTAACTCAAGCATAGATCTACTCGCCATCATTCTGCCTCTAATAGTGGCTTGATCTCTTGTGCCAAAATGTATACCCATAGAGTCCGAGCCAGCTTTAAATCCTTGAGCTATTATTTTTCTATATGCTCTAGCGTTTGTGCCGTGTGTGACAATAAGGGGGCTTCCAGCAATCCTTATGTCTGTTTCGGTAGGCATTTGCCTGTTTAGTCTTTGTAGTCTAATTTTAAATAAATCAGGAGCTCTCATTAATTCAAATAATCTAGCAACACTTTCTCCAGCATACGATCCCATGTTTGCTCTCAACAGTGACGCGCTAGTTATTTCACTAGTAGCTTCTTGATTATTCTCTAAATATGCAGCAACCGTATTTAATTCTTGATCGGTTAAAGAATTTAATTGTTGTAGATAAAAGTTAGCTTGTTCTAAATTAACTACACCCGCCTCAGTTGTTAAGCTTTCAAACAAATTAGATAAAGCCGTTACAACTTTATTAGTTGTAGGATCTTGCCTTACTGCATAAAATTTAGGCAGTACTTTTATTACAAAAGATCTATATAATTGTTTGTTAGTAATTACAGATCCAGTTTTTTTACCACCAACTAAGACTACACTACGTCCTCTTTGATTAAAGAAGTTTTCAGCTTGCTCAATAGATATCTTACCAATCTTAGCAAGATTAATCATTTCAGTTCTGCTTATGTCTACTTTGTTAATAATATCACGACGAGCTTGCATTACTCCTTTGTCGATGTTATTAAATATTTGTGCTGTGCTTCTTAGTTGGTTGTTGGAAAGTGCATTACCTAATGCAATAATGTAATTTCTAATTCTGTTAAAGATCGATGCAATCATTCCTTTAGGGCTGTATAACGAGCCGTTAGATGTTGTTGCCATGTACTCAGCAAACGCATCTGATATTGATTCTTCTAGTAATGCTTCTTCATTTAAATTGAAACCTTCATAACGTTTTCTAATATTGTATCGTTTCATATACGCATCACGCGCCGCACTTTTTAAAGTAGCTTGTTCTTCTGGTGTTAAAAGATTTTTAAATATGTAATGCATAGACTCATGATGTAATGTAAACATACGAGAGTCTCCTGGATTTAACTTACTGCCATTAACATTTTGTGTAGCATTCATAGCCACTTCTACTAGACCAAGACCGCCCAAGAATCTGCCGTTTACCTGTGCCCCTTTCTTGTTTGTAATACTATTGTAAATACGCAAGTCTAAATTATTAACGCCAAGTCTATCTAATTCAGCACGTAGATCTTCTAAGATCATTGGCATTTTATCTATAGCATCTTGAGATAATGCTGGACGATCTAATGAATCAGGGTGATTAGCTAAACTCCAATACTCTTCAATAACTTTTTCTCGCTCTACTTTTTCATAGCCAAGTAATTCTTTACTTAACTTATTAAATGCAGGTATAGATATTTTACCTTTTTGTTTATCCCAGTTTATAACAGGTTCTATATCAAAACTCTCTAATAGATTATTTAGTTCAACTCTTTTAGAATCAATAGTTTTAATTGCATTTAATCTTTTCTGCAAATCTCTTGAATATTGTTTGTACAACACTCTTTGATTTTCTGTCAAAGTTTTATATGCTGCTCTAGTAAATCCGTTAGGTAATATTTCTTTTATACTATTTTCTAATTGTCTAGCGTCAAATTCTAATTGTTGTTTAGCTTTAGAAGTAAATAAATATACTAAAGTATTATTAAATGTAAATACGTGTTGATTAGTTGGTTTGTAATTTTTAATTAAATTTCTAAGAGTTAATATTTGAACTTCATCTTTATCTTTACGTGCTTGTTTTAAAAGTTGCCTATAGTATTGTATCATGTTAACTCTAAATCCAGAGTTGTTCATGTGTGTAGTTATTTCTCTTATCTTAAGTACTCTTGTTAATGGGTCAGATATTTCTTTGGCTACTGCTTCTTTCCTAGATTCAACAAAATTAATCTCGTTTTGTATACGAGCAGTTTCTGCTTCTATGTTTGGAGAGTTTGGATCTAAAGTTTCTAATTCACTTTTTAATTGTTCTATTACTTCATCAGACTTAGCTAGTTGCCAGGCATTTAGTTTCTTTGCTTGTGTCAATCTTTCTAACTCAATCGCGCTATCTGGATCTAAACCTGCCTGTGTTTCGTCAAAGCTTCTAGGAATTAAAGGGGGCACTTGAGTTCTTGATACTACTCTATTACTTTCTACAATCTGTGGAGTGTGTGGTATTTGATTAGATATAATTTCTCTAATCTCTTGCAAGCCTGTAGTTACTTTAGCCTTATCTTTTAATTTAGTATTAGCTAATTTTCTATTTATAAACTCTATACCACGTGGCCCTTTATAGTAGCCCAGTTTTTGTAATTCAGTTTTTTCTTGATCTGTTAATTGATTTTCACTAGCCAATGTAGTGTTAAAGAAACCTACAATACCTTGCTTTCTTTCTTTTTGATATTGTTTCTCAGCAACTTTATTAAAAGCATCACCTTCTAACCCTTGATATTGTTTATACTTAGCAGGTAATGGAGAAACTTCTCCTTCTTCTTTTTGTATTCGTTCTTGATTTTGCAATTCAAATTGATATTCTTCAAACTCTTCTGCCAACCAATCATCTAAAGGTGGCAGTCCTACTATATCTTCTGCACTTTGCTCACTGTTAATAATTCCTCTAGCTTTTAAATCTTTTATTGCTTGATTAACTTCTTTATTCTTTGGTATTACTGTGTCTTCTTCTGGTAAATATTGTTGATCTTCTAAGTTAGCAATATCTTTTTCATTCAATTGACTCTTAGTAAGTTTACTAGATTCGTTAAGTGGCACAAGAACAGGAGCACCTCCACCTCTTGGAGTTAATATATAAACTTCATCACCTTTAGTTGTGACAGTTGTACCTAATAAAACATATTCTTTAGGTGTAGCATTTTCTGTTTTGTCCTCTGTGTCACCAACTTGTCCTGTATAAATAAAAGTATCTCCAACTTCACCACCAGTTGCATTAATAGCTTCCGTATTGTCTGTATCTACTTTGTCAGACAAAGCCGCAGTTGCATCTATGTTTTTGTTTCCAGCTTTTCTTATATATTGAATTGGACCAGAAGTTACTCCACCGATAACTCCACCAGCAACCGCACCAGCTGCAGCAGCTTCTCCTAATTGTTTCCAAAAATCTTTTGATGAATATAATTCTGCAAGACTAGCGCCTTCGTTTATCTCCGCAACAGTAGAAGTAATAGATTCTTGTATTGCCTCTGTTATACCTTCACCTACAAACTGTTTACCAAATCCTTTACCTACTTCTTTAATAATACTATTTTTAATTTTCTTTTCAGATAATTCTTTTATAGTTGTTTTTTTAACTATGTCTTCAACAACATCAGCTCCATATTTTTTAGCAAACAAACGATTAAGCATAAACGATGTACCTAAATATCTTTCAGCCGCCGCGTATGGAATACCAGCTGCTAATGATAATGCCGCATTAGAATCACCTGATCTATCTAATTGTGCCCCTGTTGCTTCTCCAACACCCATAGAGTATGCTGCCATCATACCAGAAATACTTGCACCTGTTGCTGCTAAACTAGCACCGCCTGTAAATGGAGCGGCTGCAATTCCTGCACCTGCACCTACGGCACTAGCCATTATGATTGGAATCATAGTAGTAGCACCTGCTCCTGTGTTAAACGCTGCCCAGTCTAGGAATGAACTTAACTTAGCTTCGCTCTCTAGTGCATCTTCGATAGAAGTAATACGTGATTCAACTCCGCTAGGATTTTCGCCTTCTTTATATATGTGTACTGCAGCATCTTGGTTGTATTGTTCACGTAGTTTTTCAAACTTAGCCATGTTTTCTTCACTGCCAAATACATCAGCAACTGTATACAGTGCTCCTGTTCCGATAGCTTTAAGATTATCATAACCAGATTTAATACCAGCAGTTAATGCCCAATCATCTAAATCACTATTGTCTTTATAGTAAGAAGGTTGTAACCCATACTTATATAGATAACCTTGATCATACATTTGAGCTTCAACTTCTTCACTCTTCATATAATCTTGTACTTGCTCTGGAGTGAACTCTTCAGGCACAGCAATACGCGGAGCTTTTGGATCATCAAAGGCTACATATTTAACTTTTCTTTTAGGTGTCTTGTCTCTTGGTATATATAGATCTGCACCAGGTAAGCTTGCACTTTGTTGAGGTACTTGATAGGATCCAACTCCCGCATCTGCAAGAATTTTACTTACAGCTGCTCTAGCTTCTGTATCTTCATTAGATACTACTGTTCCGTCTTGGGTGGGTATAATAAGTTCTGGGCCATCTTCACCTACAAGATATGGTTTGCCTGCTTCAACCGGCCCCCCTTCTTGACGTGACTGAATACCCATAGACAATAAAGCATCTCGTACAGCTTCCATACGTGGACGTATGCCTGGTATACCTAACGCTTCTGCATCTTCATATTGTTTGTTTTTTAAAAATTCTTCAGCGGCTTTATCGTATTCTCCTGCGTTTATAAGATCTACTGTATTTGGACTTTGTCTTATTGATCCTCTGTAATATTCACTAAAGATAGCACTTTGTACATCTTTTGGAAATTTTTTAAAGTTTGGAATCAACTTATCAATTTCTTTAACACGAACTTTTACGTCTTTGTCTAATAAATCTTCAGCTCTTTTTTTGGTAATTTTTGTTTGTTTATGTTCTAAAACATCTGGACCATAATGCCCGTAGCCTATAGTGTAGTGTTTTTCACCAGGTAATTGATAAGGAATTAAAGATAATCCTTCAGCTTCTTTAATAATTTTTTTAAAGCCTCCTATATCATAGGTGCTTTTTTTCTTTTTGGCATCAGCCATTTGTAGTTTCCTTACTTATAGTATTCAGAGAGCGGACTCTCTTAGTTATGTTGTTAACTTTATTTGGGCTTGCCAAATTGATCTATGTCTGCAGGCGGTAAGTTATACGCATCTGATGGCACTGTGGTGCCAATTGATTTTCTTCGCAGTTCGTCAATTCTTGCTGTTAATGATTTATACTCGTCAGAATCTTCATCCATAGTTAATCGTTGATTTTGTAAATCAGTTATTTGTCCCTCTATACCAGCTTGTCCTTCAGTAATTGCTACTGATAATATAGCATCAACTTCAGCCATATGTGCTGCAGTGTTTGGTTCAAATCCTCTAATAGTTGCAAGTTCCATAGCTTGTTGAGTTGCTTTACTGTAATCAGATTTAGCTGCTTCCGCAATATTTTTCATAGCTTCACTATCTATTTTCTTTATTTCGTATGCAGTTTTTTGACGATCTAGTAATGTATCAATTGCTGCTGCTGCTTTAGTTTCACCTTTTTCCCTAAGAGCAATAGCTTCATCTTCTAAAGTTTCAATTTCATCCATGCCCTCTCGAAGCCCTCCAGATTTACCAAAGATTCTACTAAATGTATCAGTGCCTTCTTTGCCACCAACCAATCGACGTTCAGATAAATTGTCACCAATGTTTCTAAGCAGTGCAAAAGCTTTGTCTCTGTTAGATATTTCTTCACCTTCTCTAACTCGTTCGTCAAATATTCTACCAAGAACAGTATCTCTGGGCACAAACTTTTCAGCTTCTTTAGCAGCTTTTTGATTTTCTTCTATCATTTTTTTTCTTTTATCTTCAGCTGCTTTAGCCCCTTTTACTTGACTTTTCATTCTATAAGTTTCTCGTGCAGTTAAAGCTTTTTCATTTTTAGCATCTTTAAGTTTTTTAGCTTGCATAATTTTAATTAATTGAGAAGGAGTAAGTTCCGGATCACCTAAACGACTTTGCATCATTCTACTTTTGCTAACTTCTTGTCTTCTTTTTTCAGCAGCTAATTTTTTTTGTTCATCAATAAACTCTGATGGCATATATGAAAAATCATTTAAGTCTTCTATGCTTTCTACTTTTGGAAGTAAATCTCCAAAAGTTGGTCCTTCATACGTATCGCTATAGCCTGGCAATATATATGATGGATATGGTTGTGGTTTTTTATCGTCTGCCATAATCTACTCCTTAAATTCCTTTAAACATATTGTATATGTTTGCAACATCGGTTGCACCACTTATAAATTTATCAAAGTTACTTGGATTGTCATATATTTCTGGTGCTGAACCATAATTATCAAAAGGTGTGCCCTGTATAATTCCGCTTAAGAAATTAAGTTGTTCCTTAGGATATGCTTGTTCTCTCAAGAAGTCAGCGTAAGCTGTATCCATAGCTCTTTGATCTATACCTTGTTGCAATCCAGCTACACCTAATTGAGAAGCAACATCTGCCGCTCCAAGTTGTTGTCGTTTAGCCGCTGCAGAAATTTGATCCATGCCAAGTCCTCTTTGCGAGTCACCTAAACCTCTTTGAGAATCTCCTAGTAATCTAGTTGAATCCATTAACTGTCTTTGTTGTCCACCCAGTTGTCCTTGTAGTGCCCCTAACTGTCTCATCTCGCCAGTTGCTGCTCGTGCTAAGTTACCAGCTGCAGTTGTTTGTCCTGCTGCTTGTAGTCTGGCTAAAGTTGCTTGGTTAGCTAAACTGCCTGCTTGAGTCTGTGCTTGTGCTCCTTGAATTTGACGCTTACGTCCTTCTTGAGCTGCAGATAATGCAGACTCATAAGCACTTGACAATCCTTTAGAATATAAATCACCAATACCTTCTTGTTGTGAACGGCTTTGCATGCCAGATAGTATAGCAGCACGACTGCCGCCAAATCCACCAGACATAGCAGCTTTTGCTCCTAAGTTAGTTTGTTGTCTAGCTCCTTCTTCAGTAAATTTTCTAGCCGCTGCATCAATTACATTAGATGTATATGGATTCATAAAGCCTTGAATCTCAGCACCAGTAATACCTCGTGCCCCTTGACCTGCTAAACCATAAGCTCCGCCAGCCATATTCATTGTACCTTGGGTAGCATCATAACCACCTTGAGCCATTCCTCTTGCTCTTTGCGATGCATCAAATGATGAGCCTAAAGTTCCAAGTGCCCCTGCTGCAGTTCCCATACCCGCACCTATCATACCTTCGGCTGTGCCACCACGTTGTCTTGCGTCGCCATACATACCACCAGCTGTTCCGTACATGCCACCTGCTTGTCCTAATGTACCAATACCTACGTCAGCTCCAGCAACTCCCTGTCCTGCATAACCTTGTTGTTGAGCTATGGCACGTCTTTGTGCTTCGCTTAAACCTGCTACTCTTGGGCCGCCGTATGCTACGTAAGGCTCTGAAGCTACGCCTTTGGCTGCTTCAATTGCTCTAGCCGATGCATCTCTTAAGTATTCAGGCATTGGAGACTCAGCGGTTTGTTCTTGACCTAAAGTTTGATCACCGCCTGTGCCTACTAAATAATCCCATATTGTTGCCATAATTTATTCCTTAAACTGTTTCTTTTTCTCTACCATAGAATGGTGTTAATTGATTGTATCCGCCGCCTGTTACTGCGTATTTTCTTACTTCGTCTAGACTTGCTGGACCAACAAAATATCTGTTAGCAAAAGATCTTTCAAATCTGTCTCTTTCACGATTGTTTCTTTCTTCTTCTTCTGCCCTTCTTCGCGCCTCTTCTTCAGCCGCTCTTCTTGCAGCTTCCTGCTCAGCTCTTCGGTCATCTCCTCCACCTCCGCCTTCACCTCGACCTTGAATTCCAAAGCCTCGATAGGTAGATGGTAAAGATTTAGATAAAGCATCTTTTTCTTTACCAGTTAATTTATCTAGTGCTTTTTGCATCGTGTCTCTTAAACTTTTAGGAGTTTTGTCAGTAAATGACATTAATGCTTTGCCTATAGAATATATACCTTTCAACCCCATAGGAGCGAAAGCTGCCAAAGCTGCAGCACCTAAAACTGGTGCCGCTTTTGCTAGATCTGCTTTAAAGTCTGGATTAGTAAATTGATATTTTAATGATTCTACAAAGCCCATACTTGTAGTTGGATTTTTGCCATAGAACTCATTAAGTTGTGCTAGCTCATTTAATTCTGTGGTAGTGATAGTATTGGCTTTAGCTTTAGCAGCTAGTTCACCAAGCCTGTCTTGCATCTTGCCTTCGTAAGTACCGTATGCGCTTGGATCTATTGAAGAAAAATCAGGATCTCCTAATTCATTTACTGCTATACTACTAAGCGCTGGCCTCTGATCAAATGTAAAGGCCGGGTTATCATCGTAGAAGTCTTCTGAAAGCATTTGATTGTAATATGCTTCTCTGGTTTTTTGATCGTCGTAATCCTGCATTGCCTCATTAAAAGCTTTTTCAGAATATACATTAGTTGTAACACCTGTTTCGGGGTTAGTATTAGTAACAGGGTTACCATATTTATCTACCACAGCTGCTGCTTTTTTAGCAAGTCCTTCCATAGTCTCTCGATCTTTCATTGGTGTATTTGCCGCCTCTTCAACACTTTCTCTGTATCCGTCATCATCTGGCCCTGGACCTGGTCCTGGGTCTGGACTATCAGTACTTACATCTCCTTTGTTGCCAGAGTTTTCACCAGTTTGTGATCCTCCATTATCATCTGGAGTACCACTGTCATCTGCTCCCATGCCGCCCATGCCACCCGCACCAGTCTCTGCCCCTGGATCACTAGTAGCAT